TCTGCCTTTTTCTTAGCTTCAGCTTCTGCCTTTTTCTTAGCTTCAGCTTCTGCCTTTTTCTTAGCTTCAGCTTCTGCCTTTTTCTTAGCTTCAGCTTCTGCCTTTTTCTTAGCTTCTTCTTCAGCTTTCTTTTTAGCTTCAGCTGCAGCTTTATCTTTGGCTGCTTGAGCACCTTTATCAGTACCTTGGTCTTTTGGTGCTTCTTTTTTAGGTTCTTCTTTCTTAGGTTTTTCTTTTTTAACTTTAGATGGTTTTCTACGAACAGTCAGAGCTTTTAATATCTCTTGATGATGAGTATCATCTTGTTTCTTTTTGTCTTTAACTAATCTTTGTTCAAGTTCTCTGGTTTTTACCGCTTGTTCACGGTTTTTAACCATCAGACCATAAATGGCACCAAGAATTTCTTCTGCGTTATTTAAATTTGGACCGGCAGGAGATGACTTAGGGCTAGCCGATTCTTTCAGTGAAGAAGCAGTTTGTTTTGATTTGTCAGATAATCTAGCCCGCATATCTTGGTGGGTGATATCTTTACTGTTATCTCTTGCCATTTATTTTTTTCTTTGTCTCTCTTTAATCTTTTGATTTTCTTCTTCAATATACTGTATCAACATAGAAATATAAATGTCACGCTCCCATGGCAACATAGATTCAAGTTCAGTCAAACTGTATTTGTGGTGCTGCATCAAAGAGAAATTAGTTTTGTAGTAATTTCTCAAATTATCGTGACGCAGCGTTATCCGAAAAAATTCTCAAGACCCTCCACATCTATTTTGTGATGGAATCCACATCTACTACAGTTCATTTCAATAGTTTCTTTTAACTTTGGTAGATTATTAAAGAAATTTTCTACTTTTTCAAATTGTTGTTGATTCAATGATTCAACAAAGTCCAACATTTCACCAGGTTCTGCTTCAGCAGCATAATGAAATTGTTCTTGTGTACTGTCATAGACATACTCAATAGATTCGGCAATCATATTAAAAGTAACTTCTGTGATATCTTCCATATCAATTGAACTTTTTACCACAGAAAATTCTGGATATTTCATCTTAATGAAAATGGTATCAGTCAATTGAATTTCTGGATCAACCGATTCATTTTCATAAAATGGTTGAATATTGGTCAAATTGAGTTGTGATTCCATTAAATTGCCACAAACCTTATCATCAACCTCATTGTTACATTTGTATTTTGTTTCAACGATTTCACCAACAGATTTGGCTCTGAGGTTGATAAAGTAATATTCAACATCAATGATTGGTAATTTATCAATATTGATATCTTCCGTCAAAGTACAATTGTTTAGTATGTCATATACATTTTGTTGAATTGTTGTTGCTTCATTAGATTCTAAAGCCATTAACAGATTATTTTGCTCTTTTACGAGAAAAGGTCTGTATTTGACTTTCTTTTTAGAAATAGGCAATTCAATTTCGTATGTTGGTACATCAAGTTTAGGCAAAGCCATTATTATCACTCCTTAATAAAAAAATAGTTATCCAATTGGATTGTTTGTGTATTTTAGCCAAGTCCGATACCAGACTTATTGATGGCACCACCCGTAATTGAACCCAAGGCACCGCCAGCAGTACCTCCAAGTCCACCAAGTCTGTCTGCAACATTCCCAATAACAGAATCCACAAACTCCATCGCAAGAGCTTCCAGTGAATTGTTTTTCCATTTAGTATAGGCGAATGTTACTGTAAGTTTATGGTATGAATCATTAGACCAATCTAAGTCCAATTGATTAATAGAAATAGGAAAAGCCTCATATAGGTCAACTGAATATGTTGCTTGATTTGTAACATCATATTGTGTTATTCTGAGGTCTGTTGCATAGTCACTTTTGTATCTGAAATTATTGTTGTACAAAGGATTGATATAGTTTAACCATGCATCAAAAAAGACTTTTTGTGACATATCACCATCAACAATAAAAGTCAAATCAATATCATTATATGTGGTCAAATACGGAAACTTTTCAACAGGACCATATGTTTTTTGTTCTAATGTAGACAATGTACGACCAGGAAGATTGGCATTTTCACAACGATATCTTAATCTATCGGCAGTTTTAAGATAAGGCAATAATGTTAATGGAATAGGAATATCAACGTCAAAACGATTTGGTCTAGCCAAATCACTTTTAAAACTTGATTTAAAATCATTGATTGAACCTGCCATTTTATGAATTCCTTATTTCTTCTACAGACTCTTTCCAGACTTTAGATGCTGGTGCCTTTTTAAATTGTTGAACTGGTAAATACATGGCAATATCCCATTCTTCAGGTTCTACTGCAAGTATCCTAGACCTTATATGTGAATACAAGTATCGTTTGACACATGGCCTGAACTCTTTATACTTTCTGGAGGCATCTAGGATTTCATATGATATACGTAGACGCATAATTTCATTGTCATCGTTCAGGATTGCCTTTGGCATCAATTTACGCATGAAATAAATTCTGTACTTCATTGGCAGATAATGTAGATTTAATCCTAGGAAACCATCAGAATAAGATTGAAGTGGTATTACAAGTGGAAATTTGTCATAATAATCCAAATCATTCTTACCTTTTGGATCATACACAAAGAAATACATACTACCAATTCTGAATTTTTTGGTGGTACTTGCTACAGGTGCAGCACCTTTTGGCACAAATCTACTTTTTTCTTTGGCCATTGGAACAGAAATCGCAAGTGGATTTCTAAGTGAAGCAACCTTTGTAACAAGCCATTTCATTGATTCACGGCTCATCGTCTGCAAATTAGCAGCAGATTTTTCTTCAGCAAGAGTAGTAAGGAGTGAGGGTTTTGTAGCCATGACTTATTTAGTTACAAGCCTAGGTGGTCCTCAGTGATAAGTTTAAATTCCCAATTACGGTCTAAACAATATTCGGTTGCAGCCTTCCATTTGGCCTGATTGACACCCCATGTAGTGACCTCAGTAATATACCTTTTGGTAACTCGTCTTTGTTGTTCTGGTTCTTTCGTTTGTTTTTTTGGCTTCACTTCCAACATCATGGTTTTCAGTATACCATTCTTATCTCTAACCTTAACCACGAAATCAGGAAAGTATCTGTGCCATCTTCCGTCAACAGGAGATACATAAGGTATCACAACTTCTTCTGAAACCCAAGATACAATATTTGGATTTTTGTCGAGCCAATGCATCACTCTTGCTTCCCAGGAAGAGCGATATATGATGTTTTTGTGGTCCCCAACGTATTTTTGAGGATTTGTAGGTCTAAATGTTCCAGAATATGCCATAAATATATGTATACCTTTTTACGGAAAAATAAATGGCAATCATATCAATTCCTTCATCAATTGGTGGTGTATCTATACCAGGGGCTCTACTCAAAGGTCCTTTATCAAAATTATTTAAAACTGATGGAATAACCAGTTTACAATATCCAAGGGATTTGGGTTCTTCAACCAGAGGACACACAGTTCAATTTACTATACTTGAAGTAAAGCCAATTGGTTATGTAGAAGGCAAAGAGTATAGTTTAGGTGATGCGGGTAATGAAGTTGTCAAAATTGCTAAGAATTTGGGCCAAACTGGTTCAGATATTTATTCTGCTGGAGAAAAAGCATATAATGCCTCAACCGGAGCATTTGACACTGCTTTGAATGTAGGTGGAGCAGTTTTTGGTTCAATAAAAGAAAAAGTTGGTAGTAGATTAAAAGATAGAACTACTGAAATTAAAGCCGCAATAACTTTATATATGCCAGAAACTATGAGTTTTACTAATCAAGCATCATACACAGAAACCACTTTATTGGATATAGCACAAGATGTTTTAAATAATGTAAAAAGTTTTGGTGGAAAAGATCCTGGAATCACAGCAAGCATTGCTTCAGGTATTGCTGGTTCTGTTTCTGCTGGTATTAGTGCTGTTCAATCAAATGCAGGAAAATTATTGTTATCGACTCAAGGATTGGCAATCAATCCACAAAGTCAGTTATTATTTGAAGGAATACATTTTAGAAATTATAGTATGTCCTTTACTTTTACTCCTTATTCCAAAGAAGAAGCAGATTCAGTAAAAGAAATTATTAAAATATTTAGAATGCATGCCGCACCAAGATTAGTAAAAGGCGCTGGGGGTATGTTGTTTATACCACCTTCATCGTTTCTATTAGATTTTCGTTATAACGGAAGTACAAATCCAAATGTAGGAAAAGTTGCTGAAAGTGTAATTGAAAGTATTGAGGTAAATTATGCACCAAACGGGTGGTCTGCACATACCGATGG